TACCTGTAAATGCCGATAGTTATGATATTAGAGAGAGTGGATTTAAAACTCTATCCCCGGGTTGGTACGGGTATGTAACTAATGAATCTGAAAAAGAAATAGGAGATTTTTACGATGCAGTCTTTAGGGTAGATAATCAAAGTATTGTTTCGTACGTCAAAATACCTTAATTATGAAACCATCATTAAAATTAACACCAAGCGATTTACCGCAAACTGATACTACTATTCCAAATAATAAGGAACTAGTAATTGAGTCAGAGAATGGATTATATAAGAGAGATCTTGAGAGTTTAAGATTTGATAGAGATAATTTAGAACAAGCAAATATTATAGAGAATACAATTAATAATCTGACTAATACATCTCAAAGATTTGATTCTATTTCATCTACAATACAAAAAAGAATACCGTTTAGAGGAGCTATTGCAGCTTATTTTAACTTTAACCCATCCTCTAATTTAGATTTTGTAATTAACAGGCAAACAAATTTCCCTCTCCCTCTAAACCATGTAGCTGCCAATTCTACTGAGTCTACAGGAGATCTTAATATTCTAGGTCTTCTGATTAACAACGGTGTAGTTATACCAAAGGGTACATATAGATGCCGGGCTGCCAGTACTTTTACAGTTAGAAATCCCGGAAGATATTATGAAGAAGAAGATGTTTTTGTAGGAGATATATACGGATGTAATTTAATTACTGATTTATTTCAATACGACTCCCCCCAGAGATCAATGCTTGTAAGCGATGTTAAGCATGTACCGGTAAATGGTCTTTTAGGTAAAACTACAATTACATCTATTATAGATGGATATTTTCATGTATGTCGAACTACCCCGATAGGTCTCCGAGTATCAACAGATGGTAATGTATCCATAGGTGATGGTTCATTAAATGTTAATGTACAGCCTAAACCCTCAGTAGACGAATTCTCTCATTACTATGGAAATTCTTGGCCTATACAGCTGACTTTAGAATTGATAGACGTTGAAGATATCTTTAACTTGCTATCGGTAAACTATCAACAAGAAACTGATAGTAATAATATACTAGTTACTGAGTAATTATACCCGTAGAATTAAACAATTCTTCCTTTTGCTCACCGAGCAGATTCTTAAGACTTTCTTCTCCAAGAAGAGATTCCATATCACCCTCGATAGCATCACCGTCGACGTCTACATAAAGACTTGCCATATATATTCTTTCCTGAGGAGCACCGAAAAGCTCAATGATTGCTGGTACATCTCCTTGAGGGAAAAAGGGCTCGAAACTTTGATGCATATAACGGCGATAGAATTCCTTAAATACACTATCTATACTCTGAATATACTGTTCATCAGCTTGACGAACTCCATCGTCTTCAATCTCTATAGGAGATGCTTTTGTTAAAGGAGTAAAAAATATAATATCTAAATCCTTCATAGAATCTCTAACGATAGGAATACATTCATCAATAAATTTTTCGTCAATATCGTTATCTTCTTGCTCCATCGCCCACATAGAATATACCAAATTATCCCACGGGCACCTATCATATATAACGTTGTCATCTTTAGTGTATTCCTTTTGTTGATTAGCTAAAAAATCTAAAATACACTTCTGAGTCTCTTTATTGGTATTATCACTATGATTTAATTTGTTTTCCTTCAAGATGTCGCGATAAGTTTTTTCGGGAGTAGAATAATTATTCCATTTCTTTAAGAAATCTTTTATAAATGTCGTTTTTCCTGTATTTGCTGTTCCAGATACTGCTATCCTCATAATGATGTATATTTATGGTGCTATTCGTTCAAGTCAACACTATAGTCATTCTATGCACAAAATTACAACGTTTTTTTAAATTTTTTTCCCACATATTTTTGAATAAATAATAGTGTATGGCAAAGAAACAACGCCCTGTATCGGGTCTTTCAAGCGAAGTAACAACTAGCATGGAACGACGTTGGAACACTAACTACGACATTATTAATGAGTTTGAGCTCACAGGTCTGCATAAAGAATTCTTAGAATGTGTCTTAAATAGAGATAATAATCTATCTATAGTAAATGGGCCTGCAGGGAGTGCCAAGACCTACATTGCAGTATTAGCAGCTCTCCTTTCTTTAAGAAAGAATTTAGTAGAAGAAATAGTATATATAAGAAGTGTTGTTGAGTCTGCTAGCAGCAAGCTTGGACACTTACCCGGTGATATAAATGAAAAATTTCACCCATGGTCTATGCCTCTACTTGATAAATTGAATGAAATATTATCTCCCGGCGATGCTAAACACATAATGACTACCGGAATTATTAATTGCGTTCCAGTTAATTTAGTAAGAGGTCTAACATTTAAAAATAGTATTGTTATTGTCGATGAATGTCAAAATATGACTAAAAGCGAACTTATAACAGTACTGACTAGATTTGGGTTAGGGTCTAAGTATATCCTTTTAGGAGATTGCAAACAAAGCGATATTGGAGGTAAATCCGGGTATAAGGAAGTTTACGATATTTTTGATGACGAAGAAAGTAAAGATATGGGAATTCATACCTTTACCTTCACCAGTGCAGAAATTGTTAGACACCCTCTACTGTCATTTATTTGTGATAAACTAGACAGTTAATTATGTTTCAAATATCTCCTTTAAAGATTTGTTACCGGCGTTTCCTACCGGTGCAGGCCTTCTCCCTTGTACATTTTTAGTTTCTAGGTTATCTGAAAATGTTGCTTTTACCTCCTCAGATACAGAACCTAATTTAGATATAATATCAGCATCCTGACTATCAATTACCTCTTTAGCTTTCTCCGATGTTCCTGAATAAGTTGCTGAGTTCTCTTCATGCTCGAATACCTCAACTTTAACACACCAACAACGACCACCAGTAAGCTCTTTAACGTGATCATTAGCAGTCTTCCAGACATATTCGGCAGTTCTCTCTATACCTACACCATCAGGCATTACTCTTAGCTGTATAATGCCTTGTTTATCTAACTCTTTGAATACATCAAGTTTAGGATCGTCTGCTGCAACGACAGTAGTATGATCGAACTGATCTTGTAGTTTCTTTTTGAGCTCTTTTAGACCTCCAAAATCTACCATCCAGTTTTTATCATCTAGTTCCTTACCACCAAACCAGATTTTAGCTTTAAGTTGATACCCGTGAATATACTTGCAGTGAGAGTGTTCTGCTTTCCATTGCCTAAATGCGCAAGACCCTAATTCGATTACTTTAGTTGATTGATACATACTCATAATAATATAAGTATATACTATAAAATAAAAAAATCAAATTAATTAATCATGAGATTGTAGCTGTAGAAGCTGTTGTGCTAGGAGCAGTAGTAGCAGAATTGCTGGAAGGGGTACTAGATACATTAATAGCTCCCGGGGTAGTAGCTTGCACCGAAGCTGTTGATGAACTCGTCGGGGCAGATGGTTCAGCGGGAGTAATATCTTTTAAACGATCTAAAAAACCCTTAAAGTCTCCCTTACTATATGCAGCCATTACAAGACCTAATTTACTAGGATCCGATTTGGCTATATCGTCAATATTGTATGGAATACTATTAGCTTTAATTAAATCTTGTTCTAAATCAATTTCAAATACAGCTTTATTATCTGCAGGTACAAACTTGTTAGACTTCGGTTCTGTTTCTACTACCTTTCCTTGTTGTACGTGCTGCCTGGATAAATTATAAAAGTCACTTTTTAATATTGTAAGTAAATTTCCTGTTCCTGCATTTTTATATCGGTTTGGAGATATTGTTAGCCCTTTATCGCCTGAAGAGGTTCCATATTGTTTTTTATTTGGATCTTCATCATTACCAAATATTTTTCCGAATGTTTCTCCAGTTTTTCCTTTAGCTTTTTTAGCTACTACACTGTCGCTTGTAGAGGAGGCGGTATTAGTGCTTGAACCTTTATATTTATCATCGCTGAATATACCTCGTGTTGGATCAAATACCTTTCCGAGCTTTTCTTTAGCTTTCTTAGTGGCAGCTTTTTTCTTAGCCGTTTTCTTCGCAGCAGCTTTCTTTTTATCATCGCTGAATATACCTCGTTTTGGATCAAATATCTTTCCGAGCTTTTCTTTAGCTTTCCCAGCTACTACATCTGCAGCATAACCGGGAGCGAACACCCCTGCAGCTGCTAAACCAGCTAGCCTACCCCAGTTTACTTTTTCTGTCAATACATTTTCAAATAAATTATTTTTATATAAATCTTTTATCTCTGAATCCGTTATGCCTTCCTCTCTTAAGTATTGCTCAAAAAATTCAACCTCATTACACATTCCTATTTTTCTAATCTTGCTATCAGTTAAACATCCTTTTTTGTGGAGTAGTTTAAGGGCAGCCATTTTAACGGTATCAAACTTGTTTGTATCTTCTATATCAGTTACACTTATAATGGAAAAGGGAACTTGTAGTACTGGTAAATTTTCCTGCAAGAAAAATACATTATAATAAGTACCCTCCTTTAAAATATACCCTTCGTATCCGTCAAAGTCTTTATAATCAACAATATTTCTATCCTTCGGATCAACTTTAAGCCTGACCTTTACTAGATCTATATTATCTTCGACGTATAAACTTAATATTTGATTAAACTTTTTCACATCTTTATTTATTGACTTTCATAAGAAATATACTATATTTATTATATGTTAAAATACGCAAACCATAATAAGCCTCGAACAGAAGAAGAGAAACAAGAAATTATTAATAATGCAGCTAAGGCATATGAATCATATATGGATGCATTAGGGTTTGATTGGAGAAATGATCCTAATTCAGCTGATACTCCAATGAGAGTTGCAAAGGCATTTGTAAATGATTTCGCTAGCGGGTGTTATTCAGATTCACCCAGTATTACTGCGTTCGATAATGTCGATAAGTACGATGGAATTGTATGTCAGAACAATATTAAATTAAATAGTATGTGTAGCCATCACCATGCGATATTTGCAGGAGTAGCACATGTGGCGTACATTCCGAGTAGAGACGGTAAGGTTATCGGTCTTAGTAAACTTAATCGCGTTGTAGATTGGTTTTCTAGAAGACCTCAAGTACAGGAAAATTTAACTTCACAAATTAGTGCATATATCGATGCGATATGCGAAGGCAATAAAGGGGTCGCGGTTGTAATTGAAGCAAATCATACATGTTGCTCTAATAGAGGCATTAAACACGATTCAACAATGAGAACGGCAAGAATGACTGGAGCATTTTTAGATAATGCAGACTCAAGTCGATCAGAGTTTTATAAATTTGTTGAATTTGCTAAGAAAGATCTTAGGTAAGTTTATTAGACTTAGTTTTATTTACATCGATCAGAGCATCGATTTGACTCAAGAAATCAGCACCTACTAATACTGGGTGCTGATTTTCTGTTCTATCACCGATACTAAATCTTACATCAGGATATACCTTATTACCGATTTCAATGGTGAATTCTACAACAGGTCTATGTTCATCATAGCCCGCTCCCACGTGAATGGTAATTTCATCTATTTTATCTTTCACTACCTTGACGCCATCAACGGTGGTAAATCTTACTTCATTACCATTATCCTCAATATCTACTCCATGGAGTACGTTATATGCCCCATTTCCTGAATCAATAAGGGCAGACATTTTTGCGTCAATTCCTTCAATTTTTATCGGCTCAATCAATCCGAGTTCCTCTCTCTCTAGTAAACTTGCTAGATTATATATACTATTAAAGTTAAAGGAATTATGAGAAACTGCTTGCTCCTCGTGTATTTTCTCGAGTTTTGTATAGTAATTCGGGTCTTCTTTTAAATGATCAAGTGCAATTTTTTCAGCCTCTAATTTGTTTTTAGTGTGTTCCATTTCCACCTTACGACCTTTTTTTAGCTCGTGCTTTAAATTTTGATATTTCTGAAAATCCTCACTAGAGTCTTGTATTTTATCAAGTTTCTGCTTTAATAGCTGCTTAATTTTATATTCAATAAGAGCTCGATATTCTCCAACGCTACCTCCAGGAGGATTAGATCCTGGATTATTATAAAGATCAAGATAGCTATTAATATCCTCATCTATATCTTCTATATATCTATATTGCATTGTATTTATTTATATTAATTCCTACTAACTCTACAAAAAATAACAATTGTATTTTTAGATACTACGGAAAATCTTCAGAATAATCTGATACCCGATCGATAGGTTCTGGAGAATCGTCGGTATGATTTGATGATTGAGAGATAGTCTCTGGAAATTCCTCGATATGGTCTAGTACCAGAAATCTAGGTATAAACCCAGGCGAGTAAAGATCCGGCGTAGGATTTACAATCTGACAGGCTTGTGTAACTATTCCGTCCATTATGTTGCAATCACGATAAATATTCTATAGTCCGTACCAACTCTCTTGACCGATACCTCAGCTTTACCTCCCGGACTCATATTACCAACATCTCCAAGATTTCCTGTCATAATAGACATCCCTGTAGCTAGTGTCAGTTCGCGACCTCCAGACTCATCTTGAATAATAGAAAGACTTGCAGTATGCCCATCAGGAAGATTAGTAGGTACTTGCAGCTGTACATCGTGCGCCATCGTGAGTACGGCGGAGCGGCCACTATTACAGTCCCATGAAACTGATGTCGATGAGGTGAGTGTCTGAGGACCGATAAGGTTATTAAATTTTGTAGCATCTGAGGTATTTTCAACGTTACCTAAACCTAGGTTCGCTCTTGCTGTAGCTGCATCGTCAAAGGTATTATCACAGGCTCTGCTATCAGATAATCTACTATCTGTTGTATCAATCAAGGTTGCATCTGTTACAATCGTGTTTAATTCAGTGAGAGTATCAATATCGGTTGATTGTAAAGCTGAATCAGCAAGAGCGCCTTGAGCTGAAGTCGCGTAATTGCTGGAAAAAGACAAATCACCAGCACCGTTTGTTTGTAGTATTTGGTTAGCACTCCCATCTGCTGTTGGAAACTTGTATGCGTTGTTGAATGTAATAGCGCCACTGTCATTACCATCGATCTTAAACTGCCCATTATTGCCTTGTGGATTTGCACCGGTACCGTCAGTATCAACAGCAACCGAGAACTGTGTTCTAGCAGCATTATTTGTATTATCAAAAGCAAAAGCACCACCTATAAGTAGTGATGTACCATTCCAGTATTCGTGGTTACTTCTAAATAGATAATCACCTGATTGTACAGCAGCAGGCTCGTCGATCGTGCCTCTGTATCTTCTTGTTCTTACATCTGGAGCGTCAGCACTGTCATTGTACTGCTCCATACGAATCTGCGCTGTTTGAGGTCCTTGGCCTGTCATGTGAAGTGTAACTTCAGGACTAGTTTGGTTAATGCCAACGAAGTTACTTGCAGAATCTACTGATAGAGTGCCATCACTTGCAATACTAGAACCATCTCCACCCACAAGTAATATTTCATTAGTACTACCTAATGTGATACCAGTAACACCATTTAAATGATTAAGTTCGGTAGCTGTTGATGTAACTGCTGTACCGCTAAGAGTTATGGATGTAGCACTAAGACTGGCAGATGAGTCTAATACGTCTAGTTTATTTGTCCCTACAGACAACCCATTTTTAATATTAAATTTTTCCATATTTGATTGGGTTCACATTCCCCCTATCGTACGTGTATATATTTTAGTAATGAGCTATTCCATGAATAGCAACAGAGCAATCAGCAGAGACTGTAAATTCTAAATCTATTGTACTACCGGTTGAGGATATATCAACGTCGCTCAGTAAGGATGTTCCTTGTGCATCTACCTGACCATATACTGACCCGAAAGCATCGGTTCCGTTATATGTCGCGATTATTTCAAAGGCTGTTCTAGATCCAGTATTGTGCATAGAAACGATATACTTAATAGACTTAACACCGCTCTTACTAAACGTATTTACTGTAGTAGGTGATGCAAGTAAAAGGTCATCTGTAAATACTTGATTATTGATATACTCCGTACCACCCGGGGCAGAGTATTGGGTAATGTCAGAATTTATCGTTACTGAACCATCGATCGTTGTATCACCCTGTGCAGATACTGTTCCTGCAACGGTTAACTTCGTCGAGGGATCGGAAGTTCCTATACCAACATTTCCTCCATCTTCTACATATAGTGTAGTTTCTCCATCATCTTGAAAATCAACAACAGGCTGTGCCCCTGTTTGATTGACTACTAGCGCAGGACCTGTACCAGCATTAGTGATTTCTAAAGCAGAAGTAACTGATACGGTCGTATCGATGTATGTAAAATCTCCTGTAACACTTAAACTACCCTGAACTGTAGTATCGCCGGCGACGACGAGCTCATCGTCTATTGTAGTAGTTCCTCCCGATGAATTGATAGTTAAATCACCACTAGTGGTGTCTATAGTATTGTCATCCGTAATACCTACATTAATATTACCTCCGCGGACTCCCGCGAATGTTGGGGAATCGTCCGTTTGTAAATTGTTTATATCAACTTGTGTAACTGTCCCATCTAGACTTGTTACAGCGACTTTTCCTTGAGCATTTCCTTCTGCAACAGAGTCTACTATAGCTGCAGAAGCACTATTATAGGTGGTATAAACTGATTCTCCAAGAGTATTGTCCCAGCTAGCACTGTTATTGCTAACAGTAGTATACGTATTATCCCAGTTAGCACTATTAGCATTCGTTGTTGTATAGCTGGAATCCCATTTAGATTCTTTTGCATCAATCGCATTATAAGCTGTATCCCAGTTTGATTCTTTTGTATTAACAGTAGTATAAGCTGTATCCCAGTTAGCACTATTAGCATTTGTTGTTGTATAAGCCGATTCTCCAAGAGTATTGTCCCAGCTAGCACTGTTATTGCTAACAGTAGTATAAGTATTATCCCAGTTAGCGCTATTAGCGTTTGTTGTTGTATAAACCGAATCATATTTCGGTATATCTCCTATAGATGTATCAAATAGTTCTGCAAGATCTTGACCTCCTGAAAGAATTAATCCGTTAGTATCTATTGCAACTTTAGTAGAATCATATTGCGAGACCCCCGCTTTAAACAAGGCACTAACACCTACATTAAGTGAATCTTTTATTCTAAAATCTCTATTTAATGCCATATAA